CCATGGCCGCTGCCGACCTCTCCACCCTATTGGGAAGCTGTGAGATGGCATTCCCGATCTGGGCGAAGGCTTGGCCGGAATCCATCGAGGCTAGGCTCTGAGGGTCGAGGCCGAGGGACTTCATCACGTCGGCCTCCTTGCCCCCTCCGACCGCCGAAGCTAGGGACTTCTGCATTTTATTCACCGCTGGGCCGAGCTTCTCGGCATCGACCCCGGCATCCTTGAACGCGAGCCGCAGGCCGTAAAGTGACTCGACGGCGACGCCAGTCCGATTCGAGAGATCGACCATCTCACTCCCGAGATCAAGGGCACCTTTCATCCCGGCCATAGAAGCCCCGATAGCGGCAATGGATGCAGCCGCTCCGGCCATCGCGGCGGTATTGATGGCCCCGAGGCCGATGGATCCGAGTTTCTTGGCGGCGGCACCGACTTGGGAAAAGGCCCCTAGGACGGCATCTTTCCCCGTTACGCCAATGCTGACAGATACGTCGCTCATGCTATAGCTCCCGTGCTGTCAAACAGGCTTGATCAGCCGCCGATCAAAATGGTGCCGACGCTTTTTTCAGGGCTTCCTTAATTTCTTTTCCTAGAGATCGGTAAAACTTCTGGCGGGAGATCCTGATGGCTTCCTTGTGATCCGTAGGACGAAGAGCTTTGTCAGCCCATGGGAGCCTATTTACCAATGTGATCTTGGGTAGATCATTGGTGGCATTATCACTTACCGAGTGAGGAACGGCTGATGCATGCCGCTTAACCCACGCAGGAATGCCGCGAAGCGCATCCTGCACATCAGCCTTGACAGAGATGGCACAGGCCGCCCATGCGGCCTTGGTCAGCCCCACTAGCTTCTGTTTCTCCTTGATGTATTTCTCCAGATCGTTGGATTTGTAGACGACGATGCGTGTCTGCCAGTTCTTACGAACCCGTCCATAGTCATTGCGAGTTCGCTTGTGGATAGATCTATCGACAGTTGGATCAACCTTTAGATTTGAGAACCCCTCGGATGATGACAGCAAATCCTGAAGGGCCGACATCCCGAGTCTTGAAGTCTTCTTGGTTATCCGCTTCTGCTCTTTTCTACGATTCTGAATCCTGTTTCCACCATCTATCGCGGCAATGATGGCATCGCGGAGTTCAAAGTCCCTGACAATAACCCTTTTAACAACTTCCCTTAGACTTTGCTTTGTTCTGCCGTGAAGAGTTTTAATCGGGGCCGCAGGCGTATAGACTCGGAGAATATCGTTTTGAGTGGCAATCTCCCCCTTTTTCTTTGCTTCATTGTTCCGGCCATAAGGGGGGACGGAGTAAGCTAGGTTGACAGCCATGAGTCTGGCACTCCGGCGAAGGGTAGAGGCCACGCATTTACCAGTAGCCTCCTTATACTTCAAAAGTCGTTTTTGAAGCTTTTTGTCGTCAATCTGAACTTTTGGCGTGGCCATACCTCTTTCAACCCCCTGTCAAAGCTGGAAATCATTTGATTTCTATTATTTACAAAAACCCTTTTTCATGGGATCTTTAACCCATGAACTTCTCCATATCAGAGCCGATGCTGGCGGCGAATTTCCATATCTTCGCCGGGGTGGAATTGCCCTTTCTGGCCTCCGCAAAATATGACGGGATCAGATGCCTGATCGTGGAGCGCGAAGGACGACCCGCAGCCGTCACCAGAACGATGCGCCCGATCCCGAATGTGGCCACACGCCGATGGCTGGAGGAGAACTGTCCTATCGGCTTCGATGGGGAGCTTGTCGTCCGGGGGGAGGATTTTCATGGAACCTCTTCCGCGATTATGAGCCGAAACGGGAAGCCCGATTTCCTCTTCGCCCTCTTCGACTATATCGACCCGAAGAGTGCCGCCCCCTTCTCGACTCCATTCTGCGAGAGAATCGCCCGACTGGATGACCTTCTCTCATCGCTCAACCTTGGGGGCCGTGTGCATCGAATCGAGCAGACGACCATCGTGTGCATCACGCAACTTGATGACCTGATGGCTCATGCGCTGGCGGATGGACACGAGGGCCTTGTCCTTCGCCGTCCTGATGGCATCTACAAGACGGGACGCTCCACCTCCGAAGAGGGGTTGATGATGAAGCTGAAGCCCCAAGAGGATGCGGAAGCCGAGATCGTGGGATTTGAGCCAGAACGAACGGATCTCTTCACGCCTGACCGCCTTGGAGCATTCTCCGTGAGGCTCCTGAGTGATCCGTCCATCCGCTTCCATGTCGGGACGGGACTCTCCGACCGCCAGCGTGGGGAGTTCTGGAATCGGAGAGAATCAATGCGCGGGAAGATCCTTCGCTTCAGTTACCAATCGCGGGGGATGAAATCCGCTCCACGCTTCCCTGTCTTCCAAGGAATCCGAGATGAATCAGACATCTAAGCGCGGAGGATGGAGGCCGGGGGCAGGCCGTAAGAAGGGAAGTGGAAAAGGCCGTGTCTCAGTGACTGGATCTCTATCCATGCCGAGAGAGATGTGGGAGAGGCTGGATGCCATGAGGGGGAGCATCTCCCGAGGGAAATGGCTGGCCTCAAAACTTCTCAAATAGGTTCATCCTCCCCCGTGTCAACTGCCGCAAAGGCCAGCAACTCGCCGATCTGGACATCGGCAGGGGCCGACTCCCTCACCGTCCAGACATCGTGAGAGCGCAGCGCGGCGTGGTAGTAGGCATTCACCCGGTAGACAGGCATCTCCAGAATCGCCTCCTCACTGAAGCCCCCTTCCTTCGCCAAGGTGAAGACCAAGGCCGCAAGGGAAGGAGGCTCGATTAGTTTGGGGGTGCGGTCTCCGAGGAAGAAGATGAGGGCTTCGGAATGACCTCGACAGCCGTCTCCTTCTCCAGCCCCGTGACGACTACGAACCAATCGGCTGCGGCCTTCAGGTCGTCGTCACTCACCCCCTCGAGGAAGGCATCCTTGTCCACAAGGTAGGCTGACTTGTTCAGGGTATTGAGAGCCACCCGCTCAATCGGGGCGGCGAGCAGGTAGATGAAGGCAAAAAGGATCTCCTCATTCCGATCGGCATCGTCGATGTCGAGCCAACGCAGGATGCGAGAGAGCTTCAGCTTGATCCGGTTCGAGTAGGGGCGAACCTTCACCCCGGCGATGATAGGCTCCTCGGCGTAGAGGCGTTCGTTGAGTGTTTCCTCGCTCATAACATTACAGCTTGGCAATGAGCTTCTGCCGCTCGGCCTCGGTGGCATTCGCCGGGATGTAGGCGGCACGGCCTCCACGGGTGACCTTGATCGTCGGGGAGGCATTCTTGATCTGATCGCGGAGCGAGTTGACGTTCTCCATGAGGCACTTCATGAAGCTGATGGGGTGGTCGGGATTCCCCGCGATCCATTCCCTGTCCTGGTATCGCTTCAGGAACTCGGCCTGACTGACCTTCTCCCCCGAGAAGGCGCGAAACTCGATCTCGGCATCCTTGAGCAACCAGACAACCGTGCGCCGGGGCTTGCCGTCAGACCCCTGCTCGATGGTGTCGAGGTAGCCATTCTCACCGAGGGAGCCGCCCGAGGTGAGTGCCGCCGCGACGGCGTGGGTATTGGCAGAGGAGAGTGGGTGCTGGTGATCGACCAGCACGGAGAGCTTTTCGTTGGTATTCATCGGTTTATTCGAGACTGTTAGTGGCGTGATGGCTGTTAGGCCGTGGCTGCGGGGAACTGCTTCCCGCTATACTTCCACGAGGCGAAGTCGTCGTTCTTCTCGGTCTTGCTGAAGGAATCGATGACGATGATCCCTCCCGAGATGGTGGAGGGGATGTTCGAGGAGGCCACTCCTAGCGTGATCGAAGGGTAATCGCCCGATCCCTCCACGGAGAACTCTCCGGTCGGGTCAATTAAGGCAGCGGCAGAGAAGGCTCCGACACGATCCTTCAGTACCTTGGTCTCGACCTTGCGCGATGTGGTGACCTTGGAGATGGTGCCGGAGGTGAAGGAAGAGATTCCGATGGCGGCGGTGACGGCTGGCATGGTGGGTGGTCGGTTAGGGGTGGTGGGTTGCTCTTAGCTCCACTTCATGGCCTCAAGGCTGAAGTCGGGGAAATCCTCGTTGGACTCATCCACGGAGACGGAGGTGACGACCGCTGTGCCGGAGGTGACATTGGCATTGGCAGCCACAAGCGTGAGCGCAGGAGCACCCTTGCCCTTGACCGAGATCTTGGTCTCGGTGAACGGAAGCACTCCGACCTGCTTGGTAACTCCGCTCGAGTCCCTGATCGTCTTGATCTCCTTGGACTCGTCCTGAGTCACCTCAGTGATGACGCAGCCAGTGGGCGCGGAGATGAGTGACTGAAAAGCTGTGGAGATTCCGATGGCAGGCATATTACTTGGAGGGCTGGGGTTCGGGAGCAGGGGCGGGTGATTTCACGACATCCTTCTCGAGGATGAGGGGGTTGGGCTTCTCGCTCATGGAAGTGTTGGAGATGTCAAACGGACTCCGAGACGCCGAGCACGGCCTCGACCTCAGCGACCCATGAGTTCGCGTCCTGGCTTGTCTTGGTTCCAGTTGACCAGACTCCGCAGAATGCCGGAGTGCCGCTGACGCTTGGCCAGTTGGCTGTAAGAGAGGTGGAGGTCAGGGCGGTTGCCAAGCCATCGAGCACGGCATCGAGATCGTATAGCGCGGAAGCTCCCAACAGGGCCGGGGAGACAACACGGATGGTCACGGGGGCCTTCCAGAGATTCCCAGCCACATGGTCAACCGAGACCACAGAGACGATGAGGGCCAGTCTGCCCGGCTCCATTTCCTGGTAGCTGGTCCCGCAATAGATGGCGGTGGTCGGGAAGGCCGATGCGCCCAGCGCGGACTTCAGAGCGGATTCAATGGAGAGAGGATTCATGTCTAGGGTAGCTCAAGAGATAGCAACCACTCGGGGTGCGGGTCGGTGATGTCCTTGACCTCAACGATGATGAACTGCTCGCCATCCACGGTGATGAGGCTCCCGGAACGAGGAATGACCCGGAGCGCACTCTTGCTGAAACGGATGGTCGTGTCGGACTCGATCGTGAATCCGCCATCGCGCAGGGTCTTGGCGTCCCGGGTGGGAGGCTTGGTCGCGCGGAATCGGATCCCCTCGTAGACGCAGGGGTGGCCGTAGGCTTCCAGGCGTAGGGCGGCACCCCGCCGGGCGAAGGAGCGCAGGTTCTCTCGGAGGAGGCTCATGGGAAGAAAAGGTGAAAGGCTAAAGGCTAAAGGCTGAAGGAGAGTCGAGGGCCAGAACGTGGAGCATCGGGAGCTGGGAAAAGAATGAAGAAGGCCCCGCGAGGAACCAGAACCTCAGCGGGGCCTTCTCGGGGCGCATGAGCAAAGTGCTTGCCTCCCTGTCCGGGCCCCGCTGTCGCGGAGCCCGGTGTCAGGAGGGTAGCTTAGGCGGCGGCCACGATGAGTCCCATCGTGCCGGAAGTAATGCCCTTGGCGGCACCAAGCATGAGCTCGGCACTCGCAATGATGGAGCGGCTGACGGTATCGGCCCAAACGTTGTAGTAAACGTTCAGTCCGAGCTGCTCGAGCATCACCACGTCGCTGACGAGCATCTGGCCGCGGATGTGGTCCAAGGTCGGCGAGGCGGCGGCAATACCAACCGCAGAGCGGTCGCAGGCAAATCCGACCAGGCGGGTCTGACCTGCGAACTGATTGGCATAGTAGATGCCCTGGTCGAAGCCGTAGGAACCGGCCTCAAGCTTGAGCGAGGTGGTGCTGGTCGGGATGAGGTTGGAGTAGATGGTCGAGGAGACCACCAGACCCTTGCGTGTGCTCTTGCTGACCGATGCCCAGAGCTTGGCCAGCTCGCCGTCGGCAAGCTTGGTCGTGGTCGTGGCCGGAGTAAGGACCGCCGCGCCGAAGTTGGCGACGGTGATCGGGGCGGTCACGGTCTTCCAGATCTCGTCGGCGAGCGCATCGAGGTTGGTGTCGATGAGGTCCTCGAGCTTGTGACCGTTCTGGAGGTCGGAAAGCTCCACGCCGAAAGGCTGGTAAATGTGGTCAAGCGCGACCTCGGTTTTCCCCACGGTGCTTCCACCGATGGAGTTGAAGGTGGTCGGGTTTTTCTGGGTGGCGGATCCGGACGTGACGAGACGGACGCTGACGGTCTCCTTGGCCTTCTTTACGGCGGCAGAGAAGTCGGTGGAGAAGAGGCTCAGAGGAGCGAGGCGGTTAGCCAAGGTTTTCTGAGCGCGATCGCTGATGGCATTGGCCACCAGTCCTGCATCGATGCTGTTGGGCATGGTAGTGGGTTAGGTTGGGGTTGGGGTGCTTGGCTTTCCTAAAGCTGGATTGCTCTTGGAAATTATTTGCGCCCGGCGCGGGCCGCGAAGATGGCGCTCTTGTGCTCGGCGTATATGCGCTGTGCCTCCTTCTTGTCTCCCGCCTCGACGGCGGCGAGGTAGGCGGCGTAGGGATCGAGCCCGGCGGCAGCGCTGGGCTCTCCGGCTCCGGCGGAGACGGCGGCCTTCGGATCCACCCCGCGGATCGCGCAGAGCTGCTCGAGGCGGGTGACATTCTCCTCGGCTCGCGCGGCCTTCTCGGAGGCCTCGGTGCGGGCCAGTTTCTCGGCCTCAAGCTCGCCGCGAACGGTGGCCAGCTCGTTCTTGAATCCGGTGGCCTCGGT